CGGCTATCTGGTGGAGCAAGACTCAAATGCGCTGGGCAGAAACCCAGAAACATGAGCTAACTGGCGCTGACGGTGTGCCGCTAGAGTTTGCCAAGATTGAGCGCGTCATTGTCAAACATGGGTAAAACCCTACAACTGCAAACCCCAGAATGGGCGCTGCCCCTGCTGGAAGGCAGTCGCTACAAAGGCGCATGGGGTGGGCGAGGCTCTGGAAAATCCCATATGTTTGCCGAACTCATGATTGAGGCGCACATCATTGACCAAAAGCGGCGCAGCGTTTGCGTCCGTGAGATTCAGAAATCCCTAAATCAGTCCGTCAAGCGGCTGCTGGAAACAAAGATTGAGGCCATGAATGCTGGCGCTTACTTTGAGATTCAGGATGCCGTTATTAAGTCCAGGAAGGGCGATGGTGCGATTATTTTCCAAGGTATGCAGAATCACACCGCTGACAGCATAAAGTCGCTGGAAGGCTACGACTGCGCCTGGGTGGAGGAAGCGCAAAGCCTAAGTCAGACCAGCCTTGACCTACTGCGCCCAACCATCCGCAAGCCTGATTCTGAATTGTGGTTCACATGGAACCCCCGCCAGAACAGCGACCCCGTGGACTTTCTGCTGCGTGGGCCGGAGCCGCCAACCGATGCGACAGTCATCAAGGTGAACTTTGGGGAAAACCCGTGGTTTCCTGACGTACTCAAAGAAGAAATGGAGTACGACAAGCGGCGCGACCCTGACAAATACCAGCACGTTTGGATGGGTCAATACCTGAGAAACAGCAACAGCAGGGTATTCAGGAACTGGAAGATTGACGAGTTTGAAGCCCCGCTAGAGGCTATCCACCGGCTCGGCGCTGACTGGGGCTTTGCGGTAGACCCGACAGTATTGGTGCGCTGCCATATCATTGGGCGCACGCTTTACATTGACTACGAAGCGTATATGGTGGGATGCGAAATAGTAAATACTCCCGAGCTTTTCATGCAAGTGCCGGAGGCTGAGAAATGGCCTATCGTGGCCGATTCAGCTAGGCCGGAGACCATCAGCCACATGAAGCGCAACGGTTTCCCCAAGATAATGACAGCGGTCAAAGGGCCAAAGTCAGTAGAGGAAGGCATCGAGTTTCTAAAGAATTACGACATCGTGGTACATCCGCGCTGTACACACACTATTGACGAACTGAGCCTTTACAGTTATAAATCAGACCCATTGACAGGGCGAATCCTGCCGCACCTTGAGGACAAAAAGAATCATGTGATTGATGCCTTGAGATATGCCTGCGAGGGTATCCGGCGGTCAGTGGTCACAAAAGCGGCTACATTTACGCCATTGCCTAACGTCAAACGGTGGTAATCAAAGGACACACATGGCACGAATACCCAACGACCAACGCCTATCTAATCTGCACGCTGATGCACTGCGGCAGTTTAACGACATCCAAACGGCGCTGCGCGATGAGCGCCTACAGTGCCTGCAAGACCGGCGTTTCTATTCCCTTTGCGGTGCGCAGTGGGAAGGCCCACTCTATGACCAGTACGAAAACAAGCCCAAGTTTGAGGTCAATAAGATCATGCTGGCGGTCATTCGTATCGTCAACGAGTACCGTAACAACCGCATTACAGTTGATTATGTAAGCAAGGACGGGTCAGAGAACGACAAGCTGGCAGAGGTCTGCGATGGCCTTTACCGCGCTGACGAACAAGCCTCAGTTGCTGACGAAGCCTACGATAACGCTTTTGAAGAGGCAGTAGGCGGTGGCATTGGAGCCTGGAGACTGCGGACGGTCTATGAGGACGAAGAGGACGACGAGAACGACAGGCAGCGCATTCGGTTTGAACCAATCTACGATGCTGACAGTTCGGTATTCTTTGACCTGAACGCCAAGCGCCAGGACAAGTCAGACGCTAAATTCTGTTTTGTGGTCACAAGTATGACCCGCGACAGCTACATGGAAATCTATAACGATGACCCGACAGACTGGCCTAAGATCATCCACCAATACGAGTTTGATTGGGCAACCCCCGATATTGTCTTTGTCGCTGAATACTACAAGCTAGAGGAAAAGTCAGAAACCATCCGCATATTCCAAGCAATTGACGGAACCGAGGAACGCTACACCGCTACCGACTTTGCAGACGACGAGACCCTAGAGGAAACCCTTTTAGCCATTGGCACAAGGGAAGTCAGGCAGAAACGGGTCAAGCGGATGCGTGTACGCAAGTACATCATGAGTGGCGGCAAGGTGCTGGAAGATGCTGGCTACATCGCTGGCAAGTGCATCCCGATTGTGGTGGTGTATGGGAAAAGATGGTTTGTGGACAACATCGAGCGATGCATGGGTGCGGTCAGGCTTGCCAAGGATGCGCAGCGCCTCAAGAATATGCAACTGTCCAAGCTGGGCGAGATAAGCGCACTGTCCAGCATTGAGAAACCCATCATGACCCCCGAGCAAGTCGCAGGGCATCAAGTGATGTGGGCAGAGGACAATCTACGGGATTACCCTTATTTGCTGATTAACCCTGTAACTGGGCCGGACGGTAACACTCAAATCTCTGGGCCTGTCGCCTACACCCGCAGCGCAGCAATCCCACCGGCAATGGCTGCACTCTTGCAGATTACCGAGCAGGATATGCAGGACATTTTGGGCAACCCACAAGTTGCTGACAAGATAGTGTCAGGCGTATCCGGCAAAGCGGTGGAGATGATTCAAACCCGTGTAGATATGCAGACGTTTATCTACATGAGCAATTTTGCCAAGGGCATGAAACGCTGCGGTGAAATCTGGTTGAGCATGGCAAAGGAAATCTACACCGAGGACAAGCGCCGGATGAAAACCATTGCGCCGAGTGGTGAGGCTGGCATGGTCGAGTTAATGCAGCCGATGATTGACCAGGACACGGGCGAAATAAAGATGGCAAACGATTTGAGCGATGCCACCTTTGACGTTGTAGCAGACGTTGGCCCATCGTCCAGCAGTAAGCGTG